CATCTTACTATTTAGAAACTACCGAAAGGATTTGATTCTGTAAAATCAACAAGTCCGCCGTCAGCTTCATTTTCTATGATTAAATTATTTGCAAATGCATCGTCTTGGAAATCATCTTCCCCAATTTTAAATACAGTATATGTTGCAGTCTGACCCATACCAGGGTATTCATTTGTTGTTGCAGATCCGACAATAACTTCATTTAGTGCAAAGTTACCTGCCATATTACCAATCTTAAGGATATTGGTATCTGAATCCCAATCTTTAACAATCGCAGTAGTAAGAGTACTTTGACCTTTAATAACTTCATTCAAGAAGAAGTTACCAGTTCCCATACCTGCAGATCCTGGTGCTTGAATAGTTATAACTGGAGCAATTGTATAACCAAATCCTGCATTAGTTAATCTAACATCACTTACAGTTCCACCAGCACTAACAACCGCAATAGCTGTTGCATTTGCAGTAGAGAGTCCAGATGGAGAAGTACTAATTGCAACCGTAGGAGTATGTGCATACTTATTACCTCCTTGTTGAGTACCATCTAATAATACCTTAACAACATTAGTACCTATACCTGCAATAGCCGATGCACCAGAACCACCAGCACCACTGAAAGTAACTGTTGGTGCCTGAGTATAACCAAATCCTGTGTTTGTTATTACAACTTGTTTTACAGAATATGATGTAGATCCAGCACCTATTGAAGTGGTAATAGCTACAGCAGTTGCATTTGCAGTAGGAGTTCCCTGTGGAGAAGTACTAATTGCAACGGCAGGTGGACTTGAATATCCAAAACCATCATTAAGTAATGTAATTGTATTCACACCATAATTGGTGGTTATGCCCGAATTGAATTTAGCTGTATCACCATATCCAGTAAGTGTTAATGTTGCAATATATCCTTCATCCTCTGCATTATCATCAATTTCTGCAATACTTGTATCAATAACTGCATCCTCATATTCATACAATTCACAAGTCAATTGATACATATAAAGTTTACCAAGTTGGTAGAATGGATTCTCATGTTCTACAAACTTAATCTCAAAAAGACTATCTGATAATGGGAAGTATATTAAATCTCCTTCCTTTGGTCTAGATGTTAATTTAGTTTCATCTGCACCATCTGCATAGAAAGTTCCTATAAAATCTTCATATCTTTCCTTAGAAATGACAAGAGTTAATTCATCAGTGGTTCTTACACCAAACTTTGTCATTAAATCTCCAGATCCCTGGAAACCTTCATAATTTTGAATATAAGCTTCTAATGCAAAACTATCATCAAATCTTGCAACAATATTTTCTTTCATTATATTATCAGTTCCTACAAACTTTCTAGGCATGTAGAATACATCTATACCATAGATCTTCAATTGTTCATTGATAAGATCTTGGACTAGTCTTTGTTCTGACGCAGAACCTTGTAGAAAATATGAATTTAAAGCCATTATCCAATCAAATCTAGAGGTGGTGTCTCATAATCATATGTCATTCTCTGTCTTAATTCGCCTAATTCTACTTGTGCATCCTCATAGATTTGACGACCATTAAGTTCAATGCCACCAGGAAGTTTAACACCTTGGAACTTAGTTAAGTTCACACCCCATTGTTTCTTAATAAGTGCAGTAATATATCTCTTTAAGAAACTATCATTATATACTTCTGTATTTTGAGTAGGATCTAATACTCTATAACAATCAATGACTAAGAATTGATCTGCAGTTGCAGATTTCCAATCCATATCAATATACAGTTTATTACCACGTTTATTGAATCTAACTTTCTTATCTGGACTAATTAAGAATTGAATGGTCTCAAGATACTGTTTAACCATTGAATAGTTAAGTAGTTCAACAGAACTAAAGTTATAAACGTCATTCAAGAATATCTGATAGGATATACTAAACATATTCTGTGAAATAGTATTATCATCAAATCTGAAAATACCATTAATACCAATAATATGATCTGGTACTTCAATATAATTTCTTTGTTCTGTCCATTCAGATTTACTAGTTATAAAATGTTTTGATCCAGATCCTACTGTAGTTATATCAAGTGCAACACCATTTCCTGCATCAGCTTTAGTTGCAGCAAATCTAATTTCATTTCTATTATCTGCAATCGCCCAAAGCTTTTGACTATCTGTACCAATTCCTAATGCAGTAGTAACACCAACACTATTTAAAGTTGCACTTGCAATTGCAATAGTAGTATTACCTGGCCCAAAACTATATTCTATTGGTGAACCAGTAACTAATCCATGATTAGGTATAATAACATTATTTGCACTAACACTTACCGTAGCACCATCACCACCATTAAACAAACTAGAAGATATACCTGTTGAGGCTACAGTTTGTGATCTTGCAGCATCAATCATATCCTGAGTGATTTTGTGTTTGAGATACATCTTCTCAACACCATCAAAATGTCTTTCATGAAAAAATTGAACTGCATCATCTACAGCATCTTCAATCTGATCATCATCGACATTAACTTCCAATACAGGCTCACCTAGTTGCCTGAGGCAATAATCGATTAATTCTTGTCGTGAACTAGGTTTGGCCATGAATATACGCTAGCTTTTACTTATTTATTGGTTTGGGTTTGGTCGTTTTATTGACCGATTGTTGTGCAAGAGCTTTTTTAGCCTCACCATAATCAGTCTCTAATTGATCTATTGTTTCTTGAAGTGTTCTTGATTTAGCTTCAAGTAATAAGTTTTCTTTTGTTAGTGCATTAACTTTTGCAAGAGTTAATTCGAGTAGAATGTTGAAATTAATTTCGTTAGAATGTGCCACAGTCAATTGTTGAAGTCCAAGTCGGGACACCGTTGGTGTCGGTAGTTAAAATTTTAAATGAAGTTGTAACAGAGTTACTAGGATTTATGGTAGAGGTCACTTGACCACTAGCATTAAAGTATGCGACTCCATTGGTATTAGTACCAGCAGAGAAGATCATAGATGCAACTGTTGATACACCAGTTACGATTAAAGTATCTGAACCTAAAGTACCAGTTACTTCAACACCGTAAGCTTCAGTATCTAGCTTTTTAACATTATCATGATAGAGATCTACGCCTGCATCAGGTGAACAGACTATTGAATTCTCATTAGATTTTGCACGTATGAATATAGAACCATTAGTATCATCAATTATAAGATCACCTTCAGTATTTCTGATGTGGCTATTTGAACCATTATGCCAGATCTGAAGATCATCACCACTGCCGAAAGTAGCTTTAGAATTATCAGCAAATTCTAAGAAATTATCACTCTTATCCCATACTACATTACTTGATGCGCCAGTGAAAGTTACATCACCATCATGAGTCGCACCATCGTCAACATGAACACCTGTTACGTTTGTTCCTGTGTTAGTAGTAGCAAATTTCTCATTACCATTAAAATACAACTGTACTGAACCATCACTAGTAAATCTAGCTTTATTTTCACTTTCAGCTGCATTTTTTATAAGTACATCATCACCTAAAAGAATAAGTGATCCAGTACCGTTATCTTTTACATACGAGTGGCTACCGTCATGCCAGATTTGTAGATCATCAGAATCACCGATCATCAACTTAACATCATCAGCAATATCAAGAGTTCCTTCAGAAGAATCCCAAACGATATTCTCACCAGATGTAGAACCTGTAAGAGTTAAATCAGCACCAGCAGAATAAGTTGCACCAACATGAACATTTAAAGTATCAATATATGCAACACCATCAATCCATAAATCTTTCCATTCCTGACCATTTCCACCTAAGTCTTTAGAATCATCACTAACTGGTAGCCAGTTTTGGTTTGTTGTAAATGCAGTCTTAGCATGTAAGTAAAGAATCTCTTTATCACCACCAGCACCACCATGAACAAAATATCCACAACCATTTGCAGTAGTGTTACTTGCAGTAGAGGTAGATCCTACACCAACCTTATTATCCTGTACATCTAGCCGTACGGTGTTTAAAACGGTCTCAGTACCGTCAACAGTAAGATTACCTATAATGTGACAGTTATTCGCAACTGTTAGGCCACCACCCACTCTAACGTCTG